CACCCCCACGCGACAGCCGAGCGTGTACCAGGCAAGTGGGGAAAGGGGGCGAGGGGGCGTGGCGGCGGGAACAGTGGCGTCGGTACAAGTCTAGCGTTATGGTGGGGGAGACTTTCACTGAGGGTGGCGATGCCGAGGAAGCCGAGGGAGCGGGGGGAGGCGGAGCGGGCGGTGGTGTTGGAGCGGGTGTTTGGGATGATGTGTGAGGGGATGTCGGTGGAGGAGTGTGGGCCGGTGGTGGGGGTGAAGGCGGGGACGTTGCGGCAGTGGGTGTTGCGGGCGTCGCCGGAGGTGCAGAAGCGGTATTGGGAGGCCCGACGCTTGTGGGGCAGCGCACTGGCCGAGCAGGCGGTGGTGGTGGCCCGCGAGTCGGTGAACCAGACCTCGACGGTGGACAAGCTGAAGATTGATACCTTCCTGCGGTTGGCCGGCAAGGCGAATCCGGTGGAGTACGGGGAGAAGCAGGTGGTGGAGCATCAGGGGGCGCAGAAGCTGGAGATCGTGGTGCGGGAGGAGGTGAAGCCCGTGCGGGCGGCGTCCGTGACCGCCCAGTTGACGGAGGCGGGGTCGTCGGTCATCGCGGCGGTGAGCCAAAGTCTCCCTGCGCTACAAGGCAAGTCGGAGGTGGAGGACGCGGTGGTGGAGGGGGTGCCGGAGGCGGAGGGCTGATGGGACAGGTCGAGGTCACCCTGCATCGCCTGCACGACGGCCAGCGGCGGATTGCCGACCATCCGGCGCGGTTCAAGGTCGTGATGTGCGGACGCCGCTTTGGCAAGTCGGCCTTAGGCATCCGCTGGCTCTGCGACGGGGTGCTGAAGGGGGAGTCCTGCGGCTGGTTCGCCCCGAACTACAAGTACGCCGGCGATGCGTGGCGCGAGTTGGTGCAGCGCTTGGGGCCGGTCATCCAGTCCAAGAACGAGCAGGACCGCCGCGTGGAGCTGGTGAACGGGGGTGTCCTCGAAGTCTGGACGCTGGATGCGGACGACCCCGCCCGTGGCCGCAAATATCACCGCGTCGTGATTGACGAGGCGGGCATCGTGTCCGAGTTGCTGAAGCTCTGGCAAGCGTCCATCCGCCCGACGCTGGTGGACTACGAGGGCCACGCGCTGTTTCTGGGGACGCCGAAGGGGCGTCGGCACGGGTTCATGCAGTTGTTCCAGCGCGGCGAGTCGGACGACCCGAAATGGGCCAGTTTCCGCGCCTCGACCTTGGATAACCCCTACATCCCGCCGGAGGAAGTGGAGGAAGCGCGGCGGGAACTGCCGCCGGAGATTTTCCAGCAGGAGTTCGAGGGCATCCCGACCGACGACGGGGCCAATCCGTTCGGGTTGACCGCGATCCGGAGCGCCGTCAAGCCCCTGTCGGACCACCCGCCGGTCGTCTTTGGCGTGGACTTGGCGCGGTCGCTGGACTATTCCGTGGCCGTGGGGCTGGATGCGTGGGGCGATGTGTGCGTCCTCGACCGCTGGCAACTGCCGTGGGCCGAGACGAAGACCAAGATTCAGGCGCTGGTAGGGCAGACCCCCATCGTGGCGGACTCGACCGGCGTGGGCGACGGGATCGTGGCCGACTTGCAGGCGATGGGCGTGGACGTGACCCCGCATTACTTCACCCAGCCCAGCAAGCTGCGCCTGATGCAGCGCCTCGTGGCGGCCTTCCAAGGGGCGCAACTGGGCATCCCCGACGGCTGGCTGGTGCGCGAGCTGGAGGCGTTCGAGTTCACCTACACGGCCAGCGGGGTGAAGTACGAAGCGCCGAAGGGGATGCACGACGACGGCGTGATGGCGCTCGCCTTGGCGCTCTACGGCTGGGACCGCGTGCAGGGCGCACCGCCGGAACCGATGCCGCTCCCCCTTGCGCAACCCGATGACCCGACCCTAGATTTGGCGCAAACCCGTCCCTTCGTGGCGGGCAGCGTTGCCCAACTGCCTGGAGAGTGGTAGCATGGAATACGGCAAGCGGAAGCCGATGCTCAAGCGGAAGCCCGGTGTGGTCATTGCCATCGGGATGCCGAAGCCCGACCTGAAGGAGCGCGTCGCGGAGCAGATGGACAAGGAGCCGGAGGCGGAGGACTCGCTCCTCTGCCCCAAGTGCGGCATGGAGCTGGCCGACACGCCCGAGAACCGCGCATACGCCAAGAAGCGGGCCGAGGACATGGACGAGTCCGACGACGAGGACATGGAGTCGGACGACGACGACGAGATGGACGAGGACTGATGGCCCGCACCCCCGTCTGGCAGCGAAAGGCTGGACAGGACCCTGACGGGGGTCTCAACGAGGCTGGGCGTCGGTCGTTGCGGGCGGAAGGGCGGGACATCAAGCGGCCTGTGTCGAAGGCCGAAGCCCGACGTTCACCCGCCAAGGCCAAGCGGCGCATCGCATTTTGCAGGCGGATGAAAGGCATGAAGCGCAAGCTCACGAGTGCCAAGACTGCGCGGGACCCAGACTCCCGCATTAACAAGAGCCTTCGGGCATGGGAGTGTTGACGTATGGCAGCGAATCTCATCAAGGGCGCGAAGGCGAACATCACCGCATCCGGCGTGGCCGCGACGGTCGAGGGCATCCCCTCGCCGTTCCACGTGGCGGTGCAGATTACGGCCTCGGCCCTCTCGGGCACCATCACGTTCGAGGGGACGACGGACGGCACGAACTGGGCGGCCATTGAGCTGTACCCGTCCACCGACCTCGCGGACTCGGCCCTGACGGCCAGCGCGACGGCGGCGGGCCTGTTCGTCAGCAAGGGGGCGCTGGCCCTCTCGGCGTTCCGCGCCCGCTGCTCGGCGTTCGCGTCTGCGACCGACGCCGTGGTGAACGTCCGCGTGGCCTGCGTGTGACGCACCTGCTGTGGGCGGCGGTCGTCGGCTACGGCCTGTGGCGGTTCGCGCAGGTCGTGGAGCGCGTCGGGCTGGCGTTCGTGGCACAGCTGGCCGACTTCAAGCCAATCCGCGAGTCGTTGGCCCCACCGCCACCGCCGGCGATTCCCGACGACTTGGCCGCCTTGGCGTTCAACGAGACGGAAGCGTGGGCGAAGGAAGAAGTGTTGCGGGCCATCCGCGAGAAGTACGAGGAACACCACGACTGGCAGAAGGTCCGCGTGGCCTTCGGCGTTGCGAGGATGCCTGAATGACCCTGCCGTTTGACGCCGAACAACTGGCCGACCTGACCGAGCGGGCGTTGGAAGGCCTGCCCATCGCGCCGAGTACGCCGAACGACGAGATGGCCCCGAACCCGCCGGACGGGGACGTGGCCGACAGCCGCGAGACGTTGCAGAAGGCGCTCTACGGGTCGGACTTCCCTGCCGCCTCTGGCGCGGGCGACGACCTGTCGGCGTGGGCCAACTGGGTGCAGGGCCAGTGGGAATCGCGGCGTGAGGCCGTGGCGATGCACCTGCACTTGGTGGAACGCAACCGCCTGTTCCGCGCCGGCCAGCAGTGGATTTCCGCGAACGGCCTCGGCCCGTGGCGCGAACCGGCCCGTCCCCGCGACACGGCCCGCATCGTGTACAACATGGTGGACAAGGCGCTCGACCAGCGGTTGCAGATTATCACCGACCAGCGGCCCGGCTTTCAGGTCACGCCGGTCACGCAGGATCCCGACGACAAGCGCAAGGCACAGGCGCAGCAGCTGGCGGCGGAGTACCAGTACGACCAGCAGCAGATGGACAAGATGCGCCGCGAGGCGGTGTTCTGGGCGCAGACGGACGGCGTGTCCTTTCTGCACGAGTACTGGGACGCCGACCGTGGGCCGTGGGACGAACGCATGGGCGACAACGGCGAGCGCAAGCCGTTGGGCGACATCGGCTGTCAGGTGTTGCGCGTGGAACAGGTGCGCGTCAGCCCGAACGCCACGGCGTCCGTGGCCCCGAACTGGGTCTGCATCCGTGAGGTCATCCCGAAGGCCGAGGCCGCGTTTCGCTATGGCGTGACGGGGGCCGAAGCGTCGGATTCGATGCTGAACAACGGCGATGCGCCGAGCTATGCGGGGAGCGAAGGCTTGGGCGCGTGGGTGCTGTCCTACACGACGATTGGCGAAGGCCAGCGCATGCGCGACGAGGACGTGACCGAGCGGTTCACGATGTACGTCGCCCCGCATCCCGACGCCCTGCCGGAAGGCTTGCATATCGTGGTGGTGGGCGACACAGTGGTGTTCGGCCCCGCCCCGCTGATGTGGGGCGTCATTCCGGTGGTGCCGGTGCGCGACGGGTCGAGCGACCCGAGCTTCTATCCGCGTCCGGTGATGGAGCAGTGGCTCGACCATCAGATGCGCGTCAATGCGCTGGTCAGCAAGTGGGTGGAGAACATCCGCGTCAACGCCGGTGGACGCTTCATCACGCGCCCGAACGCGATTGCGACGGAGACGTTCTTGGGCGGCGTGACCTCGATGATTGAGATTCGCGGCGCAGGCCCGATGGGCGAGAGCATCCAGCCGGTGCAGGGCTTCTCGGTCGGCAACGACGTGAAGGAGCTGTTGCAGCTCGAAATCAAGGCGTTCGAGGACGCCTCGGGCTGGAACGCCGTGAGCCGTGGACAGGTCACGGGCGAGTCGGGGCGTGCCATCATCGCCAGCCGCGAGCAGTTGGAGCGCATCTTCGCGCCCGGCATCGGCGCGTTGGCGATGGCGTTCACGGAGTGGGCGAAGGTGGCGATGGCGGGGATGCGGTGGGGCTACGACGTGCCGCGGCAGTTGGGGGCCGTGGGCAAGAACCGCCCCGACTTGGCCCGTGCCATCACGACGACGGACTTCGACGGCCAGTCGGACATCCGCGTGGAACCCGCGACGCTGATGCCGATGCCGTATGCGTTCCGCCTGTACCTGCTGGACAACTGGCTGGAGCGCGGCGTCATCGACCAGAAGGAGTACCGCCGTCGCCAGTTGTTTGCGATGGCCCGTGACATGGCGTCGCCGGACGAAGACCAAGAGGCGCGGGCGAAGCGCATTGCGGACGCGATTCGCATGCAGTTGCCGGTGCCGGAGATGCGGTGGCAGGACAACGAGGCCATCCATCAGGACGTGCTGGAGCGCGAGATTCTGTTGCAGGACGACCTTGCGCCTGACGTCATCGCCGCCGCGCAGGAGCGGTGGACGGCGTTGGCGAATCAGGCGATGCAGAAACAGGGCGGCATGCCGGGTGGGCCGGCTCCCGCACCTGCTGGCGGCCCGATGGGCGGTCCTCCCCCGATGAGCGGTGGGAGTCCGATGCCTGGCGGGTCGTCTTTCCCCGCGCCACAACTGCCGATTGCCACCAACAACCCGCCGATCGGGGCCGCGCCGATGATGTTCGACGCGATGGCCTCGGGCGATGCGGGCTTGGCCGAGGCGACCGACACCTTGTCGCGCCAACCCTAAGGAGCCGTATCGTATGTCGCTGGCCGAGTCGATGGAATCCGCCGCCGCCGAAGCCCTCAAGGCCGTCCCGCTTGAGGAGCCGACGCCCGTGGCCGAGCCGAAGACCGAGGAAGTCGCCCCAGAGTCCGCCGAGGAAGCCGCCACGGAAGACACCGAGGAGGTCGTTGCGGACGAGGGCGCAGCGGAAGAGACGAGCGAGTCGGATACCCCCGCCTTGCCGGAGGGCTATGTGGCGGTGCCGACGGTCGCGGACAAGCTGGCGACGGACTTCGTGCTGCGGGATGCGGAAGGCGAGGTGGAGGTGCCGGAGCTGGTGGTCGAGTACAAGGCCAACGGCAAGGTGCGGAAGGATCGGCTCGACCAAGTGGTGAAGCTGGCGCAGTTCGGCGTGTACAACGCGGAGCGCGAGCAGAAGGTGCAGGACACGGAACGGAAGGCGCTCATGCTGGAGCAGGAAAAGACCCAGCGCGAGCAGGTGTTGGCCGAACGCGAAGCGCAGTTGGAGCGCATCCTTCAGGACGAGAACTTCTATCTCGCCGTGCGGGAGGCGTATGAGCGGGAGAACAGCCCCGAGCAGCGGGCGGCGCGGGCGGAGGAGGAGGCCAAGGCATTGCGGGTGGAACGCGAGTTCGCCCCGGTGATGGCCCAGAATGAGCGGTTCAACGAGGCCGAGGTGGTCCCTGCGCTGGAGACGATTGTGCAGGCCCTGCCCTCGGTCACGATGGAGGAGTTGGAGGAACGGTTGCAGATGGTCGCCTTGGCGCACGCGGAGTCGGCTCCCACGGGAGTCCGCTACATCCCGCCGTCCCGCTTTGAGGCCATTCGGAAGTACATCGTGGAAGACCTCGCGGTTTGGGCGCAGATTCAGCATGCCCGTCGCCTTGATGCCCAACGCCCGTCGCCCGAAGTGGCGACCGCGAAGGCCGAGGCCGACAAGGCACGCATCGAGGCCCAGAAGGCGAAGCGGCTGGTCGGGCAGGCGACCAAGCCCATCGGGTCCACGAACGGGAAGGTCCAGCCGAAGAAGGCCAAGGCCCCTGCCAATATCGAAGAAGCCCAAGCGCAGGCCGAGCGGGAAGTGCTGGCGCGGATGGGGCTGTAAGGACACTCAACTTTCAAGGATAACAACACATGCCGAATCCTACGGTGATTACGGATGCGGAACTCTCGGGCCTCCTCAAGAACGTCTATGCCCAGTTCCGCGAGAAGGTGCAGAATCAGGTGACCCCGCTGCTCGCGCAGCTCCAGAAGGCCCGTGCCGGCGGCCCGCGCAACATGCGCTGGGGCGGCAACAACGTGTTCTTCGACGTGGTGGTGGGCCGTTCCTCGGGCGCGACCTTCTCGCCCGGCGGCTTTTTCCCGCCCGACACGACCGCCCGCGAAGTGCAGGCGAACGTCGGCGTGGTCCGTGCCTACACGACCCGTCAGATTGACGGCCTCGCGTTCGTCGGCACCAGCTCGAAGGAAGCCGCCTTCACGACCATCGTGAAGAAGACGATGGAGGAAATCAAGGACGCCTCGCGCCTCCTGATGCAGCAGGCCCTCCACAACAAGCAGGACGGCGTGGTGGCCCTCGTCTCGTCCTACACGGCTGGCCCGCCGGTCACGGTGGTCGTCAACGCCCCGTACGGCGTGGCGAACGCCGGCCAGGGTGCGCTCCTCATCTCGGTGGGCGACAACATCGCCGTCATCGACCCGGCTGGTCCGACCGTCCGTGGCCGTGCGCAGGTGACGGCGGTCTCGATGTCGGGCGACAATGCGACCCTGACGCTCTCGGCGGCCATCTCCGGCACCACGGCGTCGGACCAGATCGTGAAGGCGACCGCGAGCGACACCTCGCTGAACAACGCGATGAACGGTCTCATCAACATCACGAACCGTGGTGGCTCGTACGGCACGCTGCACAACATCAACGCCGCGACCCATAGCATCTGGGACGCCACGCGCATGACCGCCGGCACGGACACGCCGGACGCGAACCAGCCCACCGAGTCGGACATCTGGGACCTCATCACCCGGATTGCCAACCGCTCGGGCAAGGACGCGATGACCAACCCGAAGGACTTCCTGCTCATGACGACCCCCGGCCTCCAGAAGAAGCTCATGGAGTCGATGGTCGGCCAGCGTCGCTTCGATTCGTCGGAGTTCGCCACGGAAATCAAGGGTGGCTACAAGGCCGTCTCGGTCTGCGGCATCCCCTGCGTGCAGGACTACTACGTGCCGGCTGGCACCATCTACCTGCTCCACATTCCCTCGCTCGCCTGGGTGGATGCGAAGGACTGGGGCTTCGTGGAGTTCGAGGGCGCAGGCCCGTGGCGCTGGTTGCAGGGCCGCGATGCGTTCGAGACGACCTACGGCTGGTACGGCAACATGGCGACGCTCGCCCGCAACGCCCACGGTTCCATCACGGGCTACGTGGACACCGCTCGCTACACGCACCTGTAACCTTGACCGGAGAGGGGTAGGGGTCGCCTGACCCCTGCCCCCATCCAAGGGGATTTTCATGGGATACGATTTCTTCAAGCCGAAGCCTGGGCGGTTCGGCGTCATGCCGGTGGCACTGACAATCCGTCCGACGTTCGGCACGTTGGCCGCCGGAACGGTGGCGCACTATGTCGGGAGCTTCCCGCGCAAGTGCGTCGTCAGTGGCATCTCCATCGGCGCGACGACCTTCCCGACCGCCGCAACGTCCATCGTGGCGACGCTCCAGAAGAAGCCGTCGGGGTCGGCGGTGAACCTGACGAGCGGCATCAACATCAACGCGCAGACGGCAGGCGCGTCCGTGACGGGCACCATCCTGTCCACGGCAACCGATTCCCAGCTCACCCTGAACCCCGGCGAGTCGTTGCTGCTCTCGGTGGTGACGACTGGTGCGGTGTCGGTGCAGCCGTCGGACCTGATTGTGACGGTCGAAGTGCTGGTGCAGGAGTAAGTCGATGCCCATGCTGCTCAACGCAGCGGGTCGCCCTGAGCCGTCGCCGGAAGTGCAGCGGCGGCTTCGGGCCATCGACCCAGGCATTGCGGTGCAGTGGATTGCTGGAACGGGATCCAACTGGGCCGTGACGCAGACGTGGCGGGAGAACGACCGGCGCTGGGAGTGGGTGCAGACCGGCGTGACGCCGCGCCACAAGGCGTTTGACATCCTCGGGTACCTGCCGTTTGATTGCCCGTTGGAGCAAGCGCCGAGCTATCTGGAGCGCATCTTGCGGACGTTCCCGCGAGAGGACGTGCAGCGGATGGCGGACATGGTGGGGACGTGGAACGAGGAGAAGGCGGGGCAGGACGAGGTGAAGGCGGCGATTGCCGAGGTGCTGGACATGCCGGACCCGACGCAGGCCCCGAAGAAGCGCGGACGCCCGCGCAAGGAGCGGTAAGTGGCGAAGACGCGAGCGGAGATGCTGGCCCTGACGCGGCAGTTCATGGATGCCGAGGGGTCCGACCGGTGGAGCGACAGCCTCATCCTGACGGTGCTGGGGAGCGTGTTCGACGAGGAGTGGTCGAACATCCTCAATGCGGCCCCGTACTACACGTTCGCCACGCGGGCGGTGACGCAGGATAGCGAGGGCCGATTCACGCTCGCGTCGCTGGACAGCGGCGGTGGCGACAGCGAACAGAACTTTTACCGCATCCTGAACCTGTCGGACGGCAACGCGAACTACAGCGAGACGCGCTATCAGGACGTGCCGCTGGCGACGACGACCAACTACTTCCCGCCCTACGGGTATGCCTACTACCTCGCGGGGGACTTCGTGCAGTGTCTCCCCGTGGGGCCGAACGTGGCGATGACCGTGGGCGTGAACTGGAAGCCGACCAACATCGCGGACTTGGGGTCGGATGCGTCGTTCATCACGTTCCCTGAACACGACGAGCTGCTGTTGGCCTACGCGGCGGCGGCGATGCTGCTGAACAAGGGCGGGGCCGAGAGCAACGCCGCGCAAGTGCTGCGGCGCATGGCGGACGACGAGCGTGCGACGATGCTGGACGACCTGCGCCGCCGCACCATCAACCCGACGCGCATGGCGTATCCCGACGTGCGGGCCGACTGGGGTGGCCTGTAATGGCCCGTCAGACGCTTCCGGACGCGCAGCCGTCGATGGTCGGGGGGCTGAACAGCGTCTCCGACGAATCGGCGTTGCAGCCGGACCAGTTGCGGCGTGCGGTGAACCTGCGGCTGACGGATTACGGGGCGGCGACGAAGCGCGGCGGGACGCAGCGCACGTCGAGCAACGTCCTGACGAACCATCCCGTGCTGAACGGGTTTACGTGGCGCAAGGATACGGGGTCGCCGGAAATCCTCGTGGTGGCCAACGGCACGCTGTACACCACGACCTATGGCGCGTTCCCGTGGACGTACACGGCGCGGAGCGGGACGCTCTCGACGACGCAGGTGCCGATGTTCGCCAAGTTCCGCGACGCGGGGGGCAACGACGTGGCGTTCATCGCGGACGGCGGGTTGCTCAACAAGTGGGACGGGACGGCGCTGACGACCAACATTTCGGGCACGGCGGCGGTCGAGAGCATCGTCGTCCACAACGAACGCCTCTGGGGCATCGGCGGCGGGCCTCGGGTGTTCTACTCCGCGCTGAACAACGGCGACACCCTCGGGAACGCGGCGAGCGGCGGCGGGGAAATCATCGTCCGCACGTTCGGGGACGAGACCATCGTGGGGTTGGCGAGCATCAACACGTCGCTCCTGCTGTTCCACCGGCGCGGCATCTCGCGCATCACGGGGTTCGGGCAGGACGACATCACGGCCCAGCCAGCCGGCGTGACCTCGGACGTGGGCACCATCGCGCCGGACAGCATCGTGGCGTCGGATAACATCGCCTTCTTCATCTCGGAGCGCGGGTTGTACCGCTGCAACGAGTCGGAAGTCTCGGCGGTCGGGACGCCGGTGAAGCCGGACCCGATCCTGCCCATCATCCGCACGCTGTCCTCGGCGCAGTTCAGCACGATCCAATGCGTGTTGAACCGCGCCACGAAGGAACTCTGGATTAGCATCCCGGGCTACGGGTGCTACCAGTACCACACGGTGCTGGATGCGTGGTCGGGGCCGTGGGACGGCGGGTACATCTCGCCCGACACGACCTGCCTGTTCGAGACGCTGAACACGGCGGGGTTGCCCGTGGTGCTGAAGGGGGACGCGGACGGGTGGGTATCGCTGTGCGACGCGCCGAACGTGTTCGTGGACAACCAAGGCGCAAACGGCACGGGCGGCACCCGGTACGCGATGACGGCGCAGTTGCACCGCCTGTACTGCGGCGATGACGCCGAGGCGAAGGCCTTGCGGTTCGGCTACCTGACGGCGGCCCTGCGGGGGTCGGACCAAGCCCGCGTCGAGTGGAATACGGGGTCGTCCTTCGGGTCGTACAACCTGCCGCCCAGCACGGACGAGACGTGGGGCGGGACGGGGACGACGTGGGGCACGGGGACGTGGGGCGGTGTCGGCTCGCAAAGCTACCGCATCCAGATGGGCGGGACGGGATATTATGTGGACGTGACGCTGATTGACTCCGGTGAGGCGTTGCCGGTGTTCAGTCGGTTCCAGCTTGAAACCTTTGCACTAGGACGGCGCTGATGCCTACAACGGTCGGTCAACACGCGGTTGCCACCTTCACGAGCCCGGTCAACGGCACGACGCCGATTGACGCGAATACGGTGCGCGGCAACGACAATACCATCCGCACCTCCTACGTGGCGCACGATGCCGACCCCGGCATCCACGTGCAGTCGTCCACCTTGGCCTCCCGTCCGGCGGCAGGCACGGCGGGGCGCAAGTGGATGACGGTGGACGCGGGGAGCTACAAGCTCTGGTACGACGACGGCACCCGCTGGCACGAGGTCGGCGGCGACAGCCTCGAACTGGAAGTCATCGCGGACGCGACGCTGGTGAAGGGCGACGTGGTGATGGTCACGGGCTTCAACAACGGCCAGAACGTGCCGACCGTCAACAAGTACGACGGCACGGCTCCCGCGTTCGGCATCGCCAGCGAAGCGATTGCCAGCGGGGCGCGTGGCTACATCATCAATACGGGCATCATCAGCGACATCAAGACGGACACGTTCGGCGCGACGGGCACGGTGCTCTATCCGGCGGCGACGGGGACGTTCACCTCGACCAAGCCGACGAGCGGCACCTATCAGCCGGCGGCCTACGTCCTGCGGTCGAACCCGAACAACGGCGTGCTGTACGTGGAGTTCTCCGCCTCGCGCATCGTGGAAACGTCCAGCAACACGGCGAACACGGTGGTGCTGCGCGACGGTTCCGGCAACTTCTCGGCGGGCACCATCACGGCGGGGGCGCTGACCTCGACGGGTCTGGTGACGTTCGCCAGCCTCAAGGGGACGGGCGCGATTACGGTCACGAATATCCTCGACGAGGATAACATGGCCTCGGACAGCGCGACGGCGCTGGCGACGCAGCAGTCCATCAAGGCGTATGTGGACAGCAAGGTCGCCACGGTGGACACGCTGGCCGAGGTGCTGGCCAATGGCAACACGACGGGGGCCAATGACATCATCGTGAACGCGGGGCAGAAGATTCGCACCCCCGTCATCGCGTCCCAGAACAACGCGACGGCCATTACCATCGCCAATACGACCGGGGCGCTGACGCTGGCCTCGGCGCTGACGGACTCGAACCTTGCCACCATCTCGACGGCTGGCAAAGTGTCGAATAGCGCCACCACGGCGACCAGCGCCAACACGGCGTCGGCCATCGTGGCGCGGGACGCGAGCGGCAACTTCACGGCGGGCACCATCACGGCGGCCCTGACGGGGAACGCGAGCACGGCCACCACGCTCCAGACGGCCCGTACCATCAACGGCGTGTCGTTCAACGGCTCGGCGGACATTACGGTGACCGCCGCCGCTGGGACGCTTACCGGCACCACGCTGGCGTCGGGCGTCACGGCCTCCAGCCTCACGAGCGTCGGCACCCTGTCCTCGCTGACGGTGAGCGGGAACGTCACGGTAGATACGAATACGCTGTTCGTGGACGCCACAAACAACCGCGTGGGCATCGGGACGGCGAGTCCGGCGGTTGAGTTGGAAGTCGTAGGTACGGCCTATGTTTCTGCTGGCAATACGACTGGTGGGTTGTTGCTTCGTCGCAACACGACTGCGGTTGGTTTCGTTGGCCCAGTTTCTTCGTGGCTTGGCTCTGGCTCTGATACGAACCTTGCCGTCTCTGCATATAACGCGACTGGCGCGGTCACGTTTTACACTGGCGGTGGTAGCACCGAACG